AAAACCTTAACTTCGGCGAAGACGCTAGAGTTAACGTATTTAAAGGAATAGAAAAGCTCACAAAAGCTGTTAGCTCCACACTCGGAGCTAGCGGCAAATGTGTAATGCTAGAGGATCATACTGGAAAACCAATTATTACAAAAGATGGTGTTACAGTGGCAGATTCAATAATCTTGCGAGACCCAGTAGAAAATATGGGTGCAACACTTTTAAAAGAAGCAGCAAGAAAAACAGTGAGAGAAGCAGGCGATGGTACAACCACAGCCACAGTCTTAGCTCACGCTATATTAACTGAAGCTTATAAGGTTTCAGATAAAACAAACTCAAGAGAGTTAAAAGAAGGTATTAACAAAGCTGTAGAAAAAGTAAT